TGCATAGTAAGCACCTTTTTGGCTACCACTAATAACATTGGCACCAGTGTTGGCGATAAAGTTTTCAATCATGGCTACATCTTTGTCAAAGAGTTCAGTTTTGTGAGCTTGGACTTTTTGATATTTGTAGTCTTCGATTTGCACACCGTTAAATACAATAGCGAATCTTTGTAAAAGATAAGTAGGTAATTTTTTGGTTGCGTGATATTGAGCTTTCTCAGCTTCAGTCAACCAAGCAAGTTTTTTCTCTCTAAGTTCCCAATAATAAACTTGAGTTCCTTTTGAGCCTTTCTTGATTTTATAGCCAAGATCATTCCATTGTTTGAAAGTTCCCCACTGGTTACACTTCCACTCGTTTTTCCACACAGCAAAGTTAAGATTAAAGACATTTCCGCCTCTATAATTTTTCTTGGTTGCAATGTTGTGGGGTAATCCGACTTCAACCCAACTCTTAGTCCAGTTGTCGCCTTCGGTTTTCATTAACTCAATGATGTTGGCTTGCATCTCCTTCATCATGTTTGGTTTTACTTTTTTCATATTTTTCTCCTTTATTAAAAATGTAAGCATTGCCTACACTGTTAATAATAGGGGTAAGAAGTGTTGATGTCAACACTTAATATGAAAATTTAATGAATAATTTTTTCGCTGTTTGTTAAGTCGTCTTCGCTGACAAAATAGGCTTCGGTCAAAGCCACTAATTGAAGTTGGTGAAAAGCTACCATTTTGGAAAGATTCTTATTTATCTCAACCAAGAAGTCGTTGGTTTGTTGTAACTCGTCAATAACTTGTTCGAGATCGATTTTCTTTTTTGAGTCTATGTTCATTTTCCTTGCCCTCGGTATTTTTTCTTCTTTTTATTTTTATTTGTTCCTGAACCATGACTTAAGCGTGAATCACCAATAGAGGTTTTCTTCTTTACATGGTTGATTTGTTCTTTAATCCAAGTTTTTGCCAATCTTCTTCCTTTTGTTGCGGTCTTGGAAATAGACCCTTGTGTAATATCTGCGGATGATTGCCAAAATAGAAAGGATAATCAACTGCGATAGGGAAAGTATAAACGAGTTGGTAGTAAAAACCAGTACCATAGATAAAGTTAGCCACGAAAGTGGAAAGTTAACCATGGCTCCGAGCAGTGTATCTACGGATGCCTCTTTGAGTGCGTTGCGATCTAGCTTCATAATTATCTCCAAGTGCCATTATACATAGATATGTTCATTTGAACACTTACTTTGAAAAAATTACACATAATATGTCTAACCCAGTTGCAATAGCCTCGCCCACAAGCGAGCCAAAATTTGGGGTGTAGGGTCAAAGTTTTTGGTTTTTTTGGAGATTTGTTTCCAAATCCTATAGAGTCCCGTTCTATGGGCTTCTCAGAGCCTCACACAGCGTGTTTTTGCATCTATGTTAGCGGTGTGGACAGACGGCTTTTACAAAAAAGGTACAGAGTGTGGAATTTCCCTGCAAAAAATAATGCGTAAGTCATTGATTTGCCGTGCTTTTTTGATTTTTGTACCTTTTTTCGTGTTGTGGGGGGAAAAAGTCCCCCCTCTTGGTTTTATTCGTGATTAATGGCTAACGACACAGTTTAAAGTGTCATACTTATGTCATACTTTCTTAGATATCTTTGAAGTCAGCATCAACGATGTCACCACCGAAGATTTCCTTCAGTCTCTTCTCTATATCTGAGTGCGACATGTTATCCAAGTTAGCAGTGATATTTAAGTTCTCTGTCTTTCTTACCTTCAACCCTGCTATCTCATTCAACTCACGAATGGCTGACACTGACGCATTAAACTGTCCTTTGTTGTAAGCCTCTTCACTTATCTGCCACAACATCTTCGCAGTCTTTTCAGGAGTAATCGCATACTTATGTGCAAGCTCTGCTTTCTGCAACATGATGGCTTTAACCACATGTGGATTGTGCTTGGCATTCATCATGCGAGTAGCAGCTGATGCAGGGAACTCATAGCCTGCTCGTCTAGCCGCTTCAGTCTGTGTGCAATTATCATTGACATAATGCCAAACAAAAGCGTTCTGCATCTCAGTCAGTTGCAACTCAGTATCCTCTTCAAAAGCACTGGGTCTTTCAACCAATGGCTTCATCGGAGCTTTCTTCGGTCTACCTTTGTATTTGCTTGTGTTCTTTTTCTTTTCTTCTGTCATCTCACTTCCCAAACGCTATCTGATGCACGATCTTCTCAATGGATTTGAAGTCTCTCTTCTCGTCTGTCGTTAGCCTTTTACCTTGCTTTTCTTTCTCAAGGTATATTTTGCCACGATCAGCCAAAGCATCAATCATCAATTTCTTTTCTTCTTCCGTTACCATCAACTGCATTAACATATCTTTCTCCTTGTTAAATCCAATAAAGGGTAGAGGGTATGGGGTAGGGCTTCCTATAACTAGCTAATACTCCTATAACCATATAAGTACTATACTAGCTACCCCTCTATACTATATAAATAAATATTATTACTTAATGTATACACTATACCCTACCTAAGCCCAAAACCCTTTAAAATAAAGGGATCGAGACTAGGGCATGGCACAGGGTATCCACCTCTCTTACAGTACCCTACACCCTCACACCTAGCCTCAATTGTTCTCATTTCTCTAAAAGTTTCCTAATTTGCATACCCTACCCTACCCTGTAAACAAATCAGCCTGTTTCAATTCATTCTTCTCCTTGTTCCAAACAGGGTCATAAGACTTCCTATCAGGACCAATATACTCATGTGAATAACATATTCTTTGCGTATCCAAAGCCATATGATGCCAAAGTTCTTTCTTGCTTCTCTTTTGTGACTTAGCTCTATCTTTTAAATTAGTAGCAGTAGCACGCCAAAGAGGATTGTTTTGCCTGTATTCACCCATTCTTATATGTGCAGTCTTAGAGAAGTATCTATACCCATCTTCGATGAAGATATCTGCAATGGCGTTAGAGAAGCGTACTCCTATGCCTAAGCCTTGGAAGTCAGGCAGTATGACTGTCCTGCATTCTCTCCACTTGTTTCTATCATCACCTTCGTATAGCGGTGGTATTCTACCCGGCAAGCTTATCGCAGAGCCAAAGCCCACGAGTTGTCCTTCCCACAAGCAACAGTAGCACCGCACAGCACTTGGTATCTCTGCTGTTAAATAGTGATGTTTCGCAAACATTGACCACAAAGACTTATCGCATCGGTATACTTGAACTTGTATAGGTTGCCGAACCGACCCCCTTTTTAGCTCTTGCGTGTCAGTGCAGTACACCCAGTCAGGCTCAAGCCAACTAAGTATATCTTCATGACATGTTGCTAAAACGATGTTCTTTAGATTGTTTCTTTTAATGTATTTAGATAAAGCCATAGAGCAAGACTTAGCTGTTTCTCTGTTAACCACTGAGGTGAACTCATCTATGACAGCACCATCTTTTAATTTTCTCGCCATGTCTGCTCTAAAACCCTCGCCATTCGATAACACATGTCTTGGCTTTGCCCACGATGGCACCGTGTTGAGTCCTACTGCACTGAGTCTTGCAATGGCATCTTCTTCGCTATTGAAGTGTGAGACCACTGATTTGTTTTTATCCCATGTTAGTTCTTCTTCCACACCAAACCTTTTAAGCAGAGTAGACTTACCACTCCCACTTGAGCCAAAGATCACACCAATAGAAAACTCTCCATCTATCGATGGCATTCTTGGTACCTCGAAGCTTGTGGTGCCGTCAAAGTCAAAGTCAAAGTTCTTGTAGATGCTTTGATCTATCTCAGTCATCTCCACATTCGATGTCAGTATCTCTCTCTTCTCTTCTTCCATCTACCCCTCCGTATGTATCTTGGTATGTAAATCAATGAAAGCTTGTGCATCCATGACCACCAAGGGTTTGCTTCTGTTTCTTTTGATCACGAGTAAAGGCTCATAGCCCTTGCAATTGCTTTCTGCTTGTTCGTATGACTTCCACACATTCACTGCTTCTTGATTCTTGCATTCAATGCTGTAGGGGAAAGCTTCTCTTGATTGCTTGCCGAGTATGACATCTTCACCTTGGCTACCCATGGGTCTGCTCTCTATATCCTCTGCATCTAATTTAAGTATCTCTATCAGTTTAGTGACTACCCACTGTTGTAACTTCCTACCTTTTGCTTTTGCACTTGATGTCTTCATTTAATGTTGAGTTCCTCTTTGCCATTGCGTTTGTTGAATTCCCTGATCAACCACTTAAAGTTCTTCTTCACATACCCTGCATAGTCTCTTGTCTTGGCATGCGGTGAGCTTGTCTCATCACAATAATCGAGCCACATCCTTGAGGTGAAGCTCTTGAACTCGTCTGTGAATACATCTGTGAATGCCTCGTATCTCATGTGTCAAAAAAAATTGTGCGTAAAATGCTGAGAGACAACGATTGATGCCCAAGGTTGCCCACTATCATCGTTAGAATGCAAGGGGTTCATCGGTGGTCTCTGTGGGTAAATCTATCAAACTAACATCATACACTTTCTTACCATTGGTTTTTCTAGGCTCAATGCCAAACTCAGTAAGCACTCTTGATGCGTCTTTAAAGTCTATGTTTCTTGGGTTGCGTATGCCTAAAGCTCTAAGCATAGCAGTGAGTTGCCATGGCTTCTTCTCTGATTCCAGTGGCTTGAAGTCCACATGTTGCATGAGTAAGTCTTCGACTGCACCTTGAGTTCTGAATCCTTCATTTGATTCTTGTAAGAGTTCTCTCTCTTCTTTTGTTAGGTACCAGTTCTTCTCGCCTTGTTTATAAAGCGTAGCTTTGACCTCTGCCCACATTTGTTGCATGTCAATCCCATGATGCGGATTGATGTCTGTAACTTTTAAACACCAAAACCTTCTGTTACCACTACCATCCATGAGGAACTCAGGTTCATTCACTGATGCAAAAAAAGCTGTGCGTCTTTGATAATTGGTAAAGGTTCGATCATATGGCAATCGCATCTCATCAGACTTAGAAGTAATGAAAGCTTTGAGTTGGTTGATGTCTGCTTTCTTAAAGGTAGACTCTAATTCTCCAAGCTCTACAATCCAGTGACTCACAGCCTTCTTTACGCTGTCTTTATCTTTTGGATCAAGGGTAGCACCTTCGAGCAACCAACCTTTGTTAAACTCAGCCAAGCGTTTGAACCAAAGTGTTTTACCTAGTCCTTGCTTACCTTGGAAGACCAATAAGCCTTCTAGCGATACACCGTCAACCTCAAAAGCCGCAGCTACACATGATAGCAACCACTTTCTCATCAGCATGTGTTTGAGTCTCTCATCCTCTGCTGTGACGGTATCGCAGAAATCCGTGACACGAGACACACCATCCCAAGGCTTACTATCAATCCATCGGGCAACAGGATTGTGTTCTTGGGCGA